CCACCCCCTTGAAAATAATCCTGGGACATTGGAGGACTGCCTCAGGGAACACTAAGTTTTACCCTGGATGCTTACAGCATCCACCAGGCATCTTTTTCATTTAGCCAAGCAATGTAATCAGTGCCAGCGCTCCGTAAAGTCTGACCAGCCACCCGCACCCCCGCAGAATTCTGTAAACTTCTTTTGATTCGGGTCTTCCTTTACCGCTCTCTCCAGGTACTTGTCAGCAGCAAGGTCCGTGATAAGAACTCTTGCGCCTGTGGTTTCTTGCATCAACGATGCGTTACGATCAACGGGGTTCAATGCCATGGTAATCTGTTGTGAACAACAGCAACTTTTTTACGGTGGTTACCAAATCACCGGTTAAAACTCAGTATCCCACCCGATATTTCTCCTCCCCGAGCGAATACCTCTCACGAAAGAAGAACGCGGGTCCGCTTCTCCGCTTACCGCGTCGTAGTCAGGGTCGTTAATATTATGATCCGAAGGGAACATCCGTAAACGGCCACGGGATAAGTTTGGAAACACGCTTTGGTTGCCGAATCCTGGCCTCGTTAACTCACCAAAGAATCGCTTGTTTTGGATAATGGCATCCTGCAGGCCGTAATCGACGGTATCCAACTTCATCGAATAGTACGTCAGCGCCCAAGTAAAAGCATCAGTTCGGTCGTCGTGTTTGACAAATGGGAATGTCGTTAGTTCCTTAATAAAAGGATCAATCCACTCTCCCTCAACAAACTTTACACGGTCAAACTCCATCAGCGGTGCAACTGCCTGCAGACGCACGGTCTTCGACTTCAACGGTTTCATTTCCTCGATTGGTATCTTCGCCTCTTTCTTTAACATTTGAATCAGCGATTGCCCAGACGCTGCCTTCTCAATGCACAAAATACGGGCGTCATAGTATGAGTAAAGGTGCTTGACCTTGGCAATCAGGTCAGGGAAACCCAATCTCCCTGTAATAATCTCCCGAATGTAAACTTTACCGGGGAACCGATGGGAGATAGAAGCAACACAAATAGCTGTTTCGTCTGCCATCTGTTTCTCAGAGAACGCGCAGTCGACTGCCAGCCATGTTAAATCAAACTCCGGGCACTCCTGTTTCTCCATACGAGTGATCCAGCTGTCTTTGATAATCTGCCCTTCAGCAGCAACCGGATTACCTTGGTAAAGAGCGGCAAACGCAAACGAACCCATGGTCTTCTTCTGAGCCATGAGCATGTCCACCGTAAAGGCGGTGTTACTGGGCCAGTGGGACTCCCCAAGGTCCCTCTCAAGGGGGTCCAGTTCCCGCTGCTCCGCAGTCTCAATCAATCCCGCAATATTGACCCACCGCCAGCCGTTCGGGTTCTCAACTTCGTCGTACTCGCCGTCTGCCTCCAACAGCACACCGTGCAGATCGTGCTGGTGGAATCGGGTAGCAATAACCATCTGGCACCAGTTGTTGGTTCGTCGAGTCGAAGCCTGCTCACCCCACCATGATTCGAGTGCCTCCAACGCTGCGGTTGAAGTCGAATCTTTCAAAGGGTCGTCCACGATCATGGCGCCAACGCCAGGGCTTGTGATGTTCGTGGTTCCTGCGGTGAATCCAGTCAGCACACCGCCCACGGATGTGGGCAGAATGTAGCCACCACCCAACATGTCGTATTTTGAGTCAGGGGAGAACCCTTTCCAGTCTGGAAATATCTTCTTAAACTCGGGGTGTTTCAGGTATCCGATTGTATCTTTATGAAACTTGCCTGAGAGTTGTTGCCCGTAAGATGCAATGATGTGTTGGGTCATTTGATCTCGGCCAAGCAACCAAGCAACAAACATCGACGCAAGCATTGACTTGCCCGAGCGCGGGGGGCACGACACAATCAAACGCCGATAGCGTTTGTTCGCAAGATCTTCGAATGCAGACGAGATCACTTCATGGAAGGCAACTACCTTGAGGTCGCCCTTCTTCATGATGTCGGCAAATGCCAGAAAACAGTTCTGGGCTGCCATGTATTTATACTCTTCGATAATGGATGCCGGAGCTTCCATTACCATCAGTTCCTGAATACCGCGAATGTATTTTCGCCAGGTGCTGTGTTCGTCGAGCAAACTGGCTTTAGTGATTATCGGTCGCATATTAGAAGTTGCTGATGCGCTTCAGAAGCTCTTCAACCTTGCCATCATACTCGCGTGCGAGCTCCTGCTCCGAGGCAGGTTCCTTGGCGGTAAGTATTACAATGTCCTCAGTGATTTCGCGGTGGGCCTTCACCGAGGCGGTGAAGATTTGAACCAGGTCCCTAGTTGAGCACTCAGACATTTGGTCCTGAAGAAGGCCGATGGCCTCGTTGGCAACTTTCAGAGCCTCCTCGGCAAGGAACTCTTTTTGGCGAACAATCGCTTCTTTTTCTTTCGACTCAGCCATTAGTAAAGCCTCTTACGACATTTGACACAACCGCCCCTCGGAGGGGGTGGGTTGCCCTTATAGTTTTGTAAAGAGCGCAGGATGCTCTTCGCTAACTCAGTGTTACCCGCTTTGACAGCTGCGTGATAACTGTTCCAAAGTTGCTGAGAAGATTGCATTTTTACCTTTAGCAGGGTTGCGGGGGGGAGTTAATCCCATCACTACACGGGAGACAACCAAGTTTCCACAAGGAGTTGACAGACGCCAGCTCAAACGTCCCCTCGAGCATCCATCCTTTCCCTTGCGGCGATTGACCGACATAGTAGAAGCGCCCTTTAGGAGTTTGAATGAACGTTTGGGTTTGAACGCCGATTAGGACTCCACCGTCAACGTAAAGTTGTGATGCGTCCGGATTTAAAGGGTCAACATACAGGAACTGATAACCTCCGGTTACAACTGCAAACTCGCCCACGTTCATGCTCTGGAACCAAGTGGCGTCTTTAACTGCCTTAGCTGAGATTGGTCCGGTCTTGGCGACGGTGTCCGTCCAGAGTTCGATTGCGTAACGAGCCAGTTTTTTACCCGTGTTGCAATAGAATACTTCACGAAGCGGCTCATCGGTCTCTGCGTCAAAGACGGTGACAACCAGGCGACCGTCTTCTGTATAGTTATTATTTGAAAGAAGGTAAATGGGTTGTCCGAGCGGGTCCTCCATAAACACGCAATCGGGATCGCAGATAAACACCCAGTCGCCACTTTGAGTCAGCTCGTTGGACCAACGGATACCGTAGCAAGCATCGTAATCCTCAGGCGGTTGACCATCGCATTCGTAGGCCGGAACGTAAATGCCGCCCGAAGCCTCATCCAGGATACCTCCGAGGGGGAGCTTAGTCTCTACACCAAGGGCCGGGAAAATCTGACGACAGTCCCCACGCTGAACACAAGGGTCGAGCGCTATGTAGGGCAGAGCCTCCTCGATTATCAACTGGTAAACTTGAGTGTAGGTGTATTGGCTTTGGTCAGTTAACCCTGTGAAATCCTCACTGGCGCAAACAAATGGCTCAAGTACTTGAACGTAAGCGCCTCCGGGCACGCTACCATTCAGGGTAATAAAAGCACCCGTCAACAGCTGAGTGGCAAAATCGTGACCTGACGAAGTCAAATAGTTCTGTGCGCTGAAGTTCAGTTCAAAACGCATCGTGCGCTCAAAGACCATCGGAACACGGTTCTTTACCGTGTTACTTGCCCCCGTGTATCTCACAACGATGTTATTCGTCTGACTGACAACGCCTTCTTTATCGATGACGTCAGCAAGGCGCAGCACATTGACGCCGAGCGGAATCAAAGGACTCGCGATCAGTGCGTCACAGATGTACTGCTCGATGCGTGTGATCGTTGAGAGTTGCAAGTTGCTTTACGGTAGATAGCAAGTTTTACCCGCCTACAAAAAGAGGCGCCCGAAGGCGCCTCAGTGACACAAGTTTGAGTCAGAGTCAGAACTGTTGCATGTTGTTGCCACCACCGAATGTGCCCAGGTCGATACCGTTCTCGATATCGCTTAGGCGAGCATTCAGACCGGCTTCGGCAGCTTGAGCACGAGCGGCTTCAGCGCTAACAGCGGCCAGAGCAGTAGCTTCGGCAGCGGCAAGGTCAGCAGCCAGTCCGGCGTCAGCAGACTGACGGGCGGAGGTTTCAGCAGCCAGGTCGGCAGTCAGCACAGCCTCGGCGGCTTGAGCACGAGCTACCTCAGTAGCAAGGTCAGCAGTCAGAACACCCTCGGCAGCCAGAGCACGAGCGGCTTCGGCAGCCAGGTCGGCTGTCAGGGTAGCTTCAGCAGCTTGAGCACGAGCAACTTCGGTCAGAAGGTCGCTGGTCAGAACGCCTTCAGCGGCAGCGGCACGGGCAGCTTCGGCAGCCAGGTCGGCGGCGATAGCAGCTTCAGCGGCGGCGGCACGGCCAGCTTCGCTGGAGATGGCACCTTGGAGGGCAACCTCAGCAGCCTGAGCGCGAGAAACCTCGGTGTTGAGGTTGCTCTGGACGCCAGCAACAGCAGTGGTGATGGTGGTGACGAAGTTGGGATCGTCAGCGATGGCAGCAGCCAGCTCATTCAGGGTGTCGAGCAGCTCGGGAGCCGAGTCGATCAGATCAGCGATCTTTTGATCGGTGTAGGCGTTAGCGGCGTTGAGTCCGGTAAGGATGGACAGGTCGCTCTCGAAGTAGCCCTGGCCAAAATCAATGGCGGGGCCGGTAACAGTGCCACTCTTGTCGGTGATGTTGTCGGTGCCGTCACCGACGAACAGCAGTTTGTCAGCAAGGTTAAAGGCGATTTGGCCTTGAAGCAGAGCGGCGGGCTTGGTACCAGCGCTCAGACTGCGGAGAAACTGAAGATTGTTAACCATGGTTCTTAATCAATTATAAAAAAGAACGTCGTTTCCGTAACTGTTTTTACCCTTTTCTAGGTGAAGACGCCAAAATCCGGATCAAAGTCGTCCATGTCAAGAACAAACTTGCCATTTTCTACTCTGATGACCCCGAGATCGGTGCCCTCTGCCTGCGCTCCCTGCGAGATATTAAGCTGGGGAGTCGATTCGGGGGGCGTTGGAGGAGGCAACACAGCCTCCCCGTTGTTGTATTTTACTGGGCTGCTAAGTTGAAGTTTCAGTTGGGATACGGTGGCCATGGCAGACGACGAAGAGTTTTGATCGTAGTTTAAGCAGGGGGGCCAAAGCCCCCATGACATCAAGCACCAACAGGCATGATAACAAGGTTGACTGCGGGGATTGCGGGGTAGGGGGCAGCCGCAGGCTCTCCCAACAGGATGGCATTAGCGTCTGCAGACCACCACCACGCCTCAATCTGGTCACCAGCCGCAAGGGTGATGATCCAGGGAGTAGTGGCGAGCTGAGCTGCGTTATTACCTATGAGGGTCAGGTTGAAGGCGGAGTTGGGGACGTTGGTCCCGTTCTTCTTGAACCAGACGTTGATGTCGTCGGTACCAGGGTCAGTCTTTGCGACTTGATAAGTGGCGACGATGCTGTACGTGCCGGCAACTGCGGCAGTGATCTGAGTGCCGCCGACAACCGAGAAGTTGTTGCTCGCAACAGTCGTGTCGAAGATAGCGGCCTGACCCGTGACGCCACCAGTGTTGGTCTGGGTGGTCGTGCGGAGGAAAGAGCCGTAGTTGGCAGGGACGTTTGCCGAGGTGGCCCAAGTGGGAGCTGCACCGGTCCCGTTGGAAACCAGGAGCTGACCAGTGGTTCCGTAGCTCGGAGTAGTGCCAACACCAACCGCACCATTCTCGTTGACTTGGAGTTTGATGTTGCCAGCACCGTCCGAGAGAACAACGTTATTGGCAAGCGCGGTTGTACCCGCGTACGAACCGAGAATAACGTTGCAACCGCCCGAGGTAATGGAGGAACCTGCGCTACGTCCAACAAGAACATTGCAGGAGCCCGTTGTGACAGCGTTACCGGCATTAAAACCGACGGCAACGTTACAAGCGCCGCTGGTAGCAGCTGCGAGAGCGTTAACACCGACGGCCACCGTACCGCCAATAGTGTGCGCAGCGCCAAGTGCGTTGAAACCAACGGCAACCGAGTTGTCAGCCGTAGTCGCATTGTCACCGGCAGAAGCACCTACGAAGGTGTTGCTACCGCCAGTAGTCAGAGCAGCACCGGCATTGAAACCAACGCCAGTGTTGTTATTCACACCAGAGTTGAACAGAGCACAGGCGCCGACGGCGGTGTTATTACTGCTCGTCTGGCTCCGTCCAGCGCAAGTGCCAAGGAAAGTGTTGTTACCGTTGTTGGACAGAACTAAACCAGCCTGGAAACCGACAGCCGTGTTGAGCGTACCGCTAGTTAATGACTGGAGTGCGCTGGCGCCGATAGCTACCGTGCCTTGGCCGGTATGAATACCCAGAAGTGCGTTGCGGCCGATGGCAACAGAACAAAGAGTGGTGACTGATGCGCTACCTGCACCGGACCCGAGGAAGGTGTTTTCTACCCCGGTTGTGATTGCGTTACCTGCGTTGTAGCCAACGTAAGTGTTTCCACCACCCGAGGTTGACTGGCCGGCGCCAAAACCAACAGCGGTAGACTGGCTACCTGCGCTGATTGAGGAGAGGGCAAAGTAGCCGAGTCCTGTGTTTTGAACACCCGTAGTGGCCGAAGCCAAGGCGCAGTATCCAACAGCAGTTTGGCAACCAACCGTGCTAACAGCGAGGGCATTCATGCCTACGGCAGTGTTATTCCCGCCAGAGATGGTGGCGCTCAAGGAGTTCATACCGATGGCAACGTTGTTGCTACCGGTTGTCAGAGCATCCGCCGCATTGTAACCCATGATGGTGTTACACGCTCCACCCACAATCGCGGCACCAGCGTTTCCGCCAACGGCTGTGTTACCTGTCGGACCGTTTTGCGCCGTCAGAGCATTGTGACCGATGGCAACGTTGAAGTCGCCGGTGACCTCACTATCCAGAGCAGCATACCCAATAGCGGTGTTTGCTACAGACAGACCGGTGAGGGCAGCACCGGCAAGGGACCCGAGAGCCGTGTTGAATGGGGTGGCAGTGCAAGTGAATCCACAAAGTTGTGGGAGGTTAAGCCACTGTAGTCCAGTGGAGCAAGCGGTATTGACAGCAAGGAACTGACCATTGACACCCAGGGAGAGTCCACCGATAGTTCCGGCTCCGGTTCCGGCCACTAAAACGCCGAGGGCAGAGTAGGTGGAACGAGGAACGGCGGCGTTGGCCAGGTCGTAGGCTGACTTAACAGCAGTGCTGGAGGCGATGCAGGTGCTGGAAGTTATGGACACAGAGTCCGACATCTTGCTCTGCAGAGCAGAGGGAACCACGGCGTTGTTAGAGTTGACACCAGCCAAGGTTTCGGCGTCAGTAGCAAGTTCGACGATGCCGGGAGTTGTGGTTGAGGCGGCGGGAGGCAGATAGCCAGCAGCAATGTAAGTCCAGCTGGAGGCAGAGGCCAGGAACCAGTCGCCAACGTTTGCGGCAGTGGGTGAACCACCTGGGGGAGTGGTTGTGCCTGCAACGCTAACAATAACAAAGTATTCGGCGACGGTTGCAGAGGCGGCAGGGAGTCCTGAACCAACAGCGAAACCAACCGCCAGACCCTCAACAGTCACGGTCACCATTTGGCTGGTGGCAGCGTTGAAAGTACCGGCGAAGGTGACGTTATTGCTTGTGCTCAGAGCGTTGATCTGCTGCTGCAGTTGATAACCTTGGTTAGCTGTCAGTGCCTGAGTGGTAGAAGTTGAGGCGACTGTGTCATTCAGCTGGACTACGCCTGTTTGAGCGGTGGAGGAGTTCTGAACGCTAATGGTTCCGGAGGAAACCTGAATGTTTGAGCCGACCTGAACCAAACCGAGTTGACCGGTGGTTGCCGTATTTACACTGATTGTGCCAGAGGAGACCTGAATGTTGGTACCGACCTGAACCACACCTTTCTGGCCCGTTGTGGCATCTTGAATGCCAGAAATCGGGAAGGTTTGACCAGCCACAAATGTGATGGCTCCGGTCATTGTGCCACCCGCCTTAGGCAGCGCAGCGTTGCCCAAGTCATAAGCAGACTTGACGGCAGTGCTGGAGGCAATCCGATTGCTATCTGCCAGGCTGGTGCTATCACTCAGCTTGTCTTGCAGAGAGTTGGGAGTTACCGCCTCGGTGTCAGAGGTGCCAGTGTATGTAACCGCCGTGTTGGCAAGTTGAACGATGCCAGCAGTCGTATAAGTAGCGGATTGAGGACGGGCACCAACGCCCAAGTACTGCCAGACGTAGATGCCGCTTCCCAGGGAAGTCTCGCCGCACAGGAACCAGTCACCGGGTTCTGCGAGGTATGGGCCGCTACCACCGCCAGGAGGGTTGTAAGACCCTGCTGTCGTTACCAGCACATAGTAATCGACCAAACTGACTTGGGGGGAAGGAAGACCGGCTCCTGGGACGAAGGGGGGAACGGTGGCGCCACCAAGGCTAGTTACCGAGTCAATAATGCCAGTGGAGGCGTCTAGCGAACCGGCCAGGAAAACATTGGACGCCAGAGTCAAGGAGTCAATCTGCCCTTGCAGATCCGCACCGGCACG